TAATCCGGTGGCCTACCTCCTCCCATCCATCGCCGATTTCAAAGCGCAGTTCGTGCGGGATTTCCCGTTTGCGACACCGGCCTTTGTTGTCGGGGTGGTGGGGGCAACGGCCACGGCGTCCGTAAGCTCCGGGGGCGTCTCTGGCATCGCAGTGACTGCCCCCGGAAGTGGTTTGAGCAATACCGCACCCTTGTCCGCTGTAATTTACGGCGGCGGGGGTGTCGGTGCGCTCGCTTCCGTGACAGTCACCGCTGGTGCGGTGACAGGCATTCCAGTTAATTCCGCAGGGTATGGCTATACTCAAGCACCCCGCGTCTACGTTTCATTGGGTGGTGACAACACCAACACCGAACGGGTCACAGATTTCGACATTGCTCGTGCGTTCAACGCCGCCGAGTCTTTTAACATGACCCGCACTCTTTCAGGTTCGCAGGCGGCTTTTACCTACGCCTATGGACTTCTGTCGGCCCACTACCTTTGCGAGACCCTGCAAGCAGGCGGCTCCGGGCTAGGTGGAAAAGCCGATTGGCTGACAAGCTCTCGAAGCGTCGGCAACGTCAGCGAGTCCTACAACATTCCGACGCGAGTTCTGAACAGCCCGTTCTTGGCCAAGCTCTCGCGCACGACTTACGGGGCGCAGTTCCTTGAACTCGTGTCCGCATCACTCATCGGCAATTTCCAATCGTTCCACCGGCCAACTTTGCCATGACCTCGGTGAGACTCAATTTGAGCCCGTTAAAAGACCTTCAAACGGCTCTCCAAGGTCTGGGGGCCGGTCGGACGCAAGTTGGCATTTTTGCCGACAAGGCGGAGCGCAGGCCCGATTCCAGCCGAGAGCCCATAGATAATCCGAGCCTTGGAGAAGAGCACGAGTTCGGTGTCGGAAACATACCGCAGCGGTCTTTCTTGGAAATGCCTCTAAGATTATATCTAGTAGACGAAATTTATCGCTCCCGTGCGGGCTTTGGCCAGCTCTTGGCAGCGTCTTTAACGGAAGCTGATGGAGTTACTAAGTTGCTTGCGAGGTTGGGTAAGGCAGCAGAGGCCGTCGTTGACTTAGCCTTTTCCTCGGGCGGATTTGGCCACTGGCCGAAATTGCACAAAGAGACGCTTCTCGCCAAAGCTCCCGAGACGCGCATTCTCATTGAGACGACCCAACTATGGGAGTCCGTGTCTTCCCGCGTCGTATGATCGCTCAAATTGGAATTGCGTGTGCCAACCGTCTCAGCGTCTCAGACGCTGCCTTGGCTCTGCCGTCGCTCTACGCGACTGTTGTGGGTTGGTTCCGCCCTCTTGTGCTAGGCCGCGTAACCAAGACCGTAGTGGATTTTGAAGTACGTGAAGTAGTCAGGGAATTTAGGTGCATGGGTGTCATCCAACCTTTCGGCCCTGCACAGCTCAAACTCAAGCCAGAGGGGCAACGGTCATGGGAATGGAAAATGTTGCATACCACTCCTGACGTGCACTTGGAGAACGACGAGAAGTTCAAAATCCGGGGTGTACCTTTTAGGGTAATGAGCAATCAAGATTTCTCTGACTACGGCTATATGTCCTACGAGCTTGTTCAGGACTATACAAAGGCGACTCCCGATGTCTAAAGAGATCATCAAAATCATCGCGCTCATCTTGGAGCACGAACTCAACTTGAAGAACGATCAAGTGGTTCTCACGAATCAGAAATTCAACATCCCTCCAGATGATCGGCTTTATGTTGCAGTCGAGTTAATGGGTTCCCGCCCTTTTGGTGTAAAGACGGCGTATGAGGCAGACCCGATCACGGGAGAATTACTTGAAGTTCAAAGTGTGAACTGCCAAGAAATGTATTCAGTTTTGGCTTACAGCAAAGGGCCGACGGCCCGCCAACGTAATTGGGAAATTGCCCCTGCACTGGTGAGCACCTTCGCCCAACAGCAACAAGAAGAGCACTCTTTCAAAATCGGCTACTTGCCCCGAATGACGGATGTCTCTGGATTAGACGGAACGTCTAGGCTCAACCGATACAGGTTGACCTTTGTAGCTCTCGTCGCATACCGAAAGACGAAGCCGGTGGAATACTTTGACCAATTCGCCCAGCCGACAATCATCTCGAACCCATAACCGACCATGAGCTTTATCGCCGCCAGTAATTTCGTCTCTGTCAGCGTCTCTTCGCCGCCCACCGGCTTGAAGCAGTACGCCGTCAACAACCTCGCGCTTTTTACTAACGAGACTCCGGTCAATGGAGCCATCACCTTTGCCGCTCCAGGCATCTATGTCAGCCCAACCGACGTGTTGGCTGACTGGGGCGCTGGCTCGGAAGCCTACGCGCAAGCGGTCCTTGTGTTCAGCCAGTCGCCGAACATCCTTGATGGAAGCGGCACCCTCATCATCGTCCCCTTGGCCGCCAGCGGCACCAACTCGACGCTTGCCGAGGCAATCCCGAACGCCCTCAAAATTAACTTTTTTGGTGGGGCTATCTGGGCCGGGATTACTCCGAACGACGCCGCCGTACTTGCTGCCTCGACCGCTTGCCAATCTCTCCGCGTCAAGCTGTTTGCCAGCTCCCACCTCACCGCCACGGTCGCTGGCTATTTCACGACCATCCGAGCAGCAAGCGAGACGCACACCCGCTGCTTGCTTTACACCGAGGGGGCAACCGCATTGCTGGCCCGCAAAATGGCCGCAGCCTATGCCGGTCGCGCCTTGTCCGTGAACTTCGATGGAGTCAATACGACGGCCACGATGCACTTGAAAACGCTGGTCGGGATCGCCCCAGACACGGGCATATCCCAGACCCAGCTTACTGCGTGTGAGACCGCTGGCGTCGACACCTATCCAAGCGTCGGCGGTGGCGCGCAATATATCGGAAAAGTTTACAGCACTGGAGGCAATGACTACTTCGACAACGTCTACAACCTCGACTGGCTTGTCTTCTCGCTCCAAGTCGCAGGCTTTAACGCCTTGGCAACTACGAGCACGAAGTTGCCCCAGACTGAACCCGGAATGGCTCTCTTGAAGGGTGCCTACATCAACGTTCTTCAGCAGGCGCTGGCTAATGGGTTCATCGCTCCCGGTACGTGGAACTCAGCGGAGTTGTTTGGGAAACCTGCCGACCTCCGTCGTAACATCCTCAATCAAGGCTACTACATTTACAGCCTCCCAGTGACCCAGCAGACGCAAGCAACGCGAGAAGCTCGCGAAGCCCCGTTGGTTCGCATCGCTGTCAAGTTCGCAGGTGCTATCCAAAGCTCCGACGTGCTTGTCTCCATCAACAAGTAATCCACCCATCCCATGTCCACCGTCTCACTCACTGGCCAAGACACTCTCGTCATCGGCGGCATCGTCCTCACCGACGTTGCTGACGGAGACTGGTTCACGATCACTTACGACAACGATCTTGCCAATTTGAAGCGGGGCAAGAACGGCAATTCGATCTTCGCGGAAAACTCAATGGGGTTGGTTGGCACGGCCACTTTGCGTCTGATCCGTGCTTCCGATGACGACAAATCTGTGGACGCGCTGCTCCAGCAGCAACTCCAAGACTTCTCGTCCTTTGTGCTGCTCGACGGGCAAGCAACGAAACGCGCTGGCGACGGCATGGGCAACATCACTTCGGACACCTACAAACTCCAAGGCGGCATCTTTAAGCGCATGGTGGATGCGAAGTCCAATGCGGAGGGCGACACGGATCAGAGCGTTTCAATGTATCGCTTCGAGTTCGCGAACGTCTCCCGCCAGGTGTTCTAATCAATCGGCTCCGAGCAAGAAGAGGATCGTTTCTAGGGGTCTCGAATCCTCGCACCGACGCCATATCGGGCTTGCTCGGAGTCTCTGGACCCCGACCAATTTATGCAAGACCCCATCACACTAAAAAGCGGCTCGACCTTGGAAGTCGGGATCGCTTCGTTCTCCGCAGGCCACCGTCTGATGAAGACGGTAGCCAAGGAGCTATCATTGGTGAACTTCGACTTGAATCTGTCGAACTTCTCCGAGTTGTCTGGTCAGGACATCAACGTCCTGAAGAACGCCATTTTTCAGCTCCTTCAATCCGACTCTTTGGAGGCGGCGCTGATGGAGTGTGCCAAACGGTCGCTCTACAACGGTCAGCGGATTACCCCGCAGACCTTTGAACCTGAAGACGCTCGGCAGGATTACCTGCCCGTTGCGTGGGAGGTGATGAAAGCAAACCTCTCCCCTTTTTTCAAGGGGCTCGCCTTGTCGTCATTGACAAACGAAAAGCCGACATCAAACGCCCAGCGATCCGAGTAACAATGGACCAAGAAACGCTCATGGCTCTGAGATTAGCCCGTGAGGGTTTTGGCGGGGGAGACCCCGCTCGGATTTCTGCCATGCCTACCAATATGGTCCTCGACGCTTGGGAGTTTGTGAATTTCCAAGCTGAATACGAGGAAACCACAAGGGAGATGAACAAATGAAAGTCGCTGAACTTTTTGTAGAGTTGGGCTTCGTCGTAAAAGGGGAAGACAAGCTCAAAGGATTTGAAGCGTCTCTAATTTCTGCTGCGGATGCGGCAAAGAACTTGGTGGCGTCGCTGGCGCAGCTTGCGGGCTTAAAACTCCCACAGCAAGGAACTGCCGCACAGCAGGTAGCTGCTGCTCCGACAACCGCACAGCCGGTAGCTGCCCCCTCTGGAGTCCTACCCCCGATACTTGCGCCTCAAACAGCCATACCGCCTTCGACAGCAGCATCTCCGGGGGCTGCGATCAATCAATCGCTCAAGAGTTTCGGCGTCTTTGCCAAGCAGTTGCTCGGACTGGGATCGCTGGCGGTCATTTTGAGGCAGCTTGGATCGGCGTTAGTTGATATGACTAAGTCAACAATTAAGACCAGTTTTGCCACGGACAAATTTGGCAAGGCTACTGGTCTTTCGCGAGAGGAGTTGTTGAAATGGCAATACGCCGCTGGCAAGTCAGATGTCTCACCAGAATCTATTCGAGATAACCTTTCAAACTTGGCCCAGCGGGCTTTTGAAATGAAGTATCTTGGGCAACACCAAGAAGCTGCCAGCTTGCTTACTGGTTGGGGGTTGGATATGCAGCAATCCCCTGACAAATTGCTTGAGCAGTTCGGAAAACGATTTGCCAACAGCTCTCTTAACGAGGCGCTGATGGTCGCCAAAGTCGCGGGAATTAGCCCTGACGTAGCCTACATGATGCACGCCAACAAGGGCGTCATCCCGACTAGGCCACCAGGAGAAGCTCTAAGCGCGCCAGAGCAAGCGGCTATTATGAAGGCTGGGGCGGCCCTCAATAATTTAGGGACAAGTATCTCGGCGCTTAAAGACAAAGCTATTGCCGAATTAGCGGTCAATTTTATGGATTTGGGTAAGGGGCTTTCTTTGGTTTCTAGTTTCTTTTTAGGCGACGGTGGGCGATTACTATCCGCGACGCTGCTCGCACTCTCCGCATTTAATGCGCAAGCCGTAGCGACACCCGCCTTACCGGCGCAAAGAAACTCCGGTCAGCCCAGCGCAACGACCTACAACGTCACCAACAACAACCAAATCGACGGAGCTAGAGACCCAAATATGGTTGCCCGTGAAATCAGCGAAGCCAGTTATCAAGCTCCGAAGAACACCGGCCCATGAACATCATCCCGACGGACTCCACCAGCATCTACTCGATTCTCAGCACGCTTGCCGTGCGGGATTCGCAAGTGGTGTTGGTGCGTCCGGGGAACCCGCCTCCAGGCATTGCCGGGTTCCTTTTGGACTTGGCGGAAGAAGACACGTCGGAACTCGAAAGCGACATCACTGACCACTACATCGAAAACAACACAGCCATTCAGGACCATATCGCTTTACGTCCCGAGACGATCACTCTTACAGGACGAGTTGCAGAGCTTGTAAAAACTGTCCCAACAGTGCGCCCGATTTCCCCGGTCCCAAATACAATGCCTGACATTCCAGAAATGCAGCCAGAGTTCACGGATGAGCAGCAATTGAATCAAGATGAGACTGCTACGACCACAGCCCAAGACGCCGCCGCAGTAGCCTCTTCCGCCAGCCTTTTTGGCTATTATCAAGACCAAGCCAAGCAACAACCAGGGCAGACTAAGCAGAGCTACATTTACAACTTCTTCTATCAACTCTGGAAGGGGCGGCAGTTATTCTCAGTCGAAAGCCCGTGGGGCATTATGGAAAACATGGCGATCCAAAGCGCCTCAGCCAAGCAGGGGGCTGAAAGTAGGTCGGTGACAGAATTTACAATCACCTTCAAAAAAATCCGTGTTGCACGGGCAATCACCATCAACGCCGGTCTTCTCACCGGACGCCGCACTGGTGGAGACCAGTTCACCCCAAGTGTAAACTCGGCTTTCGCTGGTCGCGCCCAACAGATGCAGTCAACGGAGGTTCGCAGTGGCATTGTTGGTGCGCTCCAACCAACAGCGACCCAACTGGCGAATTTCAACGAATACTGGCCAACCCTCTGATGAAGATTGTCACCGGCATCACCTCGCAGCCAAAGCAGACTATTTTCTTCGTCCTGTCCGATGGGTCGCAGGTGTCAGTGTATCTTGAATACAGACCTCAACAACTTGGTTGGTTTGCAAACTTTAGTTGGCAAACATGGACGTTGAACGGTTTGCGCCTCGTAGCCTCGCCCAACATTCTTAGGCAATGGGGAGAAATAATCCCCTTCGGGTTCTCTATTCAAACTCAGGAATTTGTAGAGCCAGTTAATCAAACGGACTTTTCCCAAGGAGTCGCCATCCTCTACCTTCTCGATGCCGACGACGTAGCATCTACCAACGAGACAATTTACGAAGGGAACTGACGTGGAAAAGTTCAACCGAATTTATTCCCTGCAAGTCGAGGTCTCGGCAGGGTACTCCGTATCGCCCTATTCGCAATCGGCCAACTACAACGTCGAAATCACCCTGCCAAACACGGTCGAATTTACGATTACGAGAGCTCTTCTTGGGTCATCTCAGACAGGGTCGTTCAAGGTCTACAATCTCCAAGAGACCGTGCGGACAGCAATGCGGAAGGACTATTCTCACGCTTCACAACTCCGAGCAATCAAGTTTCGTTGTGGTTACGCGCCCAGCGAAGAGTTCCAACTCCCCCTTGTGTTCAACGGCACCGTAAATACTTGCTTCAGTTATCGGCAAGGAACGGATTGGATCACCGAGATAAATGCCTTTGACGGCGGGTGGCCAATGGCCAACGCCAACAACGTCAGCATGACCGTAGCACCGGGAGCCAGTGCGGCTCAGACCATCGTGATGCTTTCGCGCCAGATGCCAAATCTCAGCGGGACACCCATCATAGGTGATTTCCCTATTCGCAACCTGCGAGGGGAAGTCCTCTTTGGGAATATATGGACCCTCATCCTTGAAAAATCTAACGGGTTTGCGGCTGTCGACAACGGGCAAGTCAAAGCCTTGAATCTAAACGAAGTCTTCCGAGGACCAATCACACTCATTTCCGAGGAAAGTGGTTTGCTTGGAAGCCCAAAAAGGTCTGAAACCTTTGTTGAGCTAAGTATGCTGTTTGAGCCCAGCCTCAGTGTTGGGCAAATCGTTGAACTTTACAGCACCGTTGACAGGAGTTTGAACCGAGATTGGAAAGTTTTCGGGTTTGAGCATCATGGTACTATCTCCCCATCCATTTGCGGAGAGCTGCTTTCAAGCGTAAAATTATCGCTTCCGCCCGACGCTTTCCGCATTGTTGCTGGACAACCCGTACTATGAGCGAGCCCATCACCAGTCCAATTCCACCGGACCTCCGTTCGCTATTAACGGACTTGAAGAAAGAAATTTTCTACGGACTCAACTGTCACCAAGTCGGAGTGATTAACTCTTTCAATCCGACGACGCAGACTGCCACGGTGCAGATTCAAGTCCTGCGCAACATTGGGAACACCCAAGTTGCTTATCCACTTTTGACTGACTGCCCGGTTATATTCCCAAGCGGCGGCGGTGCCTACATGACGTTTCCCGTGGCCAAGGGCGACCCGTGCTTGGTCCTGTTCAATGATCGCGACCTCGACCTCTGGTTTACTACCGGCAACGTGGTTGGGCCAAACAGCGCCAGAGCCCACAGTTTAAGTGACGGCATAGTGCTTGTAGGCATTCGCAATAAAACAAATCCTCCGCCCTACACCGCCAATGATGCCGTAATG